TCTTTCCGAGATATCTTAATAAGAATTAAGTTCAAGTCTCCCTCATCCTCGACTTCCTTTTGCTGTGCAATCCAGGAGTCGAGGATTTTCACATCCGCATACCAAAGCTGGTGAAACGGAAAGTCGGCATAACTCTTACACTCTAAGTTAAAGTGATTCCACCCCATTGGCGGGTGTATATCGCCCTTCTTACTTTGCAGTTGAGCCTTGTCAATTGTTGTTTTTCTGAAGTTATTTTTACCACCCACAAATGCACCGCTACTCGGCACACGTAAGAATGATTCGTTATAGGTTTCTGATAGGAATTTAGCTACTTCTAATTCCCATGCATTTCCTTTAGCCTTTGAGCGACTGGGCATCTTGATGCTCCTTTATTGTATTTTCTATGTACGATCTATTAGAAATATATCCGTAATATGCTCTTTCTTTTACGCAAAGATATTCTTTTATTTCATGTTTTGTATATTTCTCATCATACATTTTATAGAAAGAGATGTATAAATTTTTCTTCTCCATGATAGTTTTAATACTTCGTTTTATAGCACCTAATCCTATATTTTCTCTGCCCTCTTTTGATTTCGGTTTCTTCAATGCTTTTCCGAGATTATCTTTATGTTCCTGAGTTCTTTCCGGTTTCTTTTTACCCAGTATAGCCTTACTAATATTATCTCTTGCTTCTTGAGAAACTATTTTATTCCTCATCTTTTCGCGCGTTTCTTCTGATAGCTTTTTACCGAGATTAGCATCTCGTAACTTCTGTTTATGTTCCCCGGATTTAGGAATATTTTTTCTTGATTTAGAGACTGCCTTGCGAATCCAACCGTATAATTTATTATTCCTAATTACACCCTCTTTTGATTGACACATTATCAGTGCAGCATATACAAGTTTTCTATTTTCGGGATACATCTTAACAAGTAATTGATGTGCCAGATAATGTTCTTCGGGTGTTAATCTTACTAGGTTAGTTTTGCAATCGGTTCCACCCATGCATTTAGGAACTATGTGATGATTTTCAGAATATCCTAGCATAGTTCGAGTCTTTGCTCTATTGATTATATTATCATATATTCGAAAATAATTCATGCATTATATCCCCTGTTTATACTATTTATCAAGGAATATAAATAGCTGAAACAAAGGAGATACAATGTATTCGAACGCATTTGAAGCCGCGGTTGATCATTCCATGCTGTATGAAGTAGGTTCTTTTTGGAAACTCACACCCGAAGTAGAAGCAGGATTAATCAATACCTCTGTACAAAGAAGAGCAGTTGGGTATGTAGATGACCCTTTGGATCGCGGCGGTGAAACAAAATTCGGTGTAGCATTAAATGCCAATCCGGATTTAGACATTACAAACCTGACATGGGCACAAGCAAAGGCCGTGTATTATGATAGATATTGGGTTACTGGCGCTTGTGAAAAGTTATCCGAACGAGTTGCAGTTTTACATTTTGACGGATGTGTAAATCACGGTGTTGGTAGAGCAAAGAAATTCCTACAAACATCTGTCGGAGCAGTTGCTGATGGCATTGTTGGTGCCAATACACTAGCAGCAGTAAATTCAAAAGATCCCATTGATATATGCAATAAGATATGTGATCTAAGAGAAAAATTCTATAGAGACATTGTAACAAACAAACCAAATCAGGCACGTTTTCTGAATGGCTGGTTACGACGCATTGACGAAATGCGAGTCTTCACGACTGACACAAATAGAAGTTTTTAAGCATATCAAGAATCGTCGCATGCAATGCGAAACGATGCTAAAATAGTGTAACAGCAAAACTGTTCGAGCAGGCAAATACAATTTCATAGATAGCGGGTGTGACGCGCCCCGTGAACGTACAAGATCATCAGCGTATAGGTTTATCTAAAGCAAACCCAAATCTCAAAACTACAAATCCAAAAATCAATTTCTGTTAATGTTCCACAATACCGGGTTAGCGAGCCTAGTCAATATTTCGCCGGCGAGTCGTTCAGAGTAGAGCGCAACAGCCAGGTCCATTGAGTGTGCAATGGCAAAATCATATGAAAGCAACCCTTGTTGCAAGTAAGATGATTGCAAAGTTTGCGGTGGGTATGTGAAAACAGGGTATGGCCCGCCGGTTGCGTAATTTATCGGCTGAAAGGTAATTACAAATGCAACGAGCCTGTATGAAGTTACAACTTCTTAGGCCCCTTCCGAAACGCTATTGATGCGCGTAGTTGACATAATCAATCCAACACTACAAAAAATATTTCGGTTCAGAATCTGGTGACACTGTCATGGTTTTCGCCGTCCAAGGTTTTGGATACCCTTGGTCTGACTCCTCCGTCATCATATACAAAATCACTTGTTATTTGAAGAAAATAATTCGAATGAATTACGAAGCGGAGTTTACGAAGCGAGTGATTCGTGAAGAATTCGGTCTGTAAGACCGCTAAATGGTGTGTCACTTCTTTTATAGATACGCTTTTTGATCTTAATAATTTCTGAATTTGTTATTAAGGACAAATCTGAATGTGCTCTTAATTGAATCCTATAGATATCACGACCATAAGTTTCGCAGGTAATGACACCTGTGAATTTTGCAAAGTGAAGAGTCACGAATGCATTGATCCTTAATTCTACTTCTCCGACTAAATTGGGCAATTCTGTATCTGTTTTTGGATCAATGTGCTTAATCAATTTAATTTCGCCTTTAGCTATGTAAACTTCAGTATAAAGATGATCCCCTGTTGGGTAGTTCGTATAGATAAATCCCGGTTGGCGAGTCAATGGTTGTGCTGTCACTAATTTTATATTTAGTTCCCGATAAGGGTACATAGGAACTTCATATGGACTCCATTCAATATGTTGAGCGTCTAAAAGACGCGAGAGATCGTATACCCAACGGTGTTTAGGGTATCTTTCCCAACAATCGATATCATCTTTTGGAATATTTAATTCCATAGTGTCTGTTTTTTTATGCATGATATATCCTTACATGTATTCCTTAGCGCCCTTATTTTGTTCCTTAATGCGTTTATTGATTACTTTAACTAAAATTTCTCTATCTTCGTAACTCATACCCCAGAGTGAATTCCATTCAACCCCGCCTTTCATAAAAAAACAAATATCAGATATTTGCTCTTTTAATGCTTTTCCATCTTTAATGTATGAATTTATAAGGTCAGCTAACTGCTCAGGCGGAAGAAAAGTTAACGACCTTATGAAAAATTTACAGGATTAAAGTCAATTTCACTTTCCCACTCGTGAGTGCATTCTTCACATTTAGCTATAAATGTTCGTTTGATACCTATATCATTGATTTCGGTAATTTGTTTTTCAATCTTATCTATACTTTTCCTATCAATATTTTGTAAAAATTCTCTAATAAATTTCTTATCGGTAACATTTACATTATTTGACTCATCCACAATTTTTATTATGCCGGAAGTAATTAATTCAACTTTAATAGTAGCAACTTCACTAAACGCTTTTTTAACAATAGCTGATCTCTGTTCATCACTAATCGTTCTAGATTCTAGTGCTCTTGCCAATTTGTCTTGTTCGAATTTTGCATGTAAACTTTTTAGAAAATCTTGAAATGAATACGGTTTTACAAAAATAGATAAACCGGAATCTAAATTTACAACATATTCAGATTCTAAGGTTGCCATATTGTCTAATGCATATTGAAGATTTAATTTAAAAACACTTTCATGACTGCATTCTGGGCATCTAAGTGCAGTTTCAAGTGAATCATTGTAGGTTGCATATCGAATTGCAGTTATCAGAGCATCAATGTCATTTGTTAACAGTGCCTTTGGATTCTTAAGTGCAGGGACGCAACTATTAAAAACTTCTACTAATGCTTCTCCATTTAATAGTGCATCCGGATTCTTAAGGATAAGCTCATCCCTGCCTGTCATCGGTAACACACCTACCTCACCTGTATCTGTAAAATCGATCACACCAGGGGCATAATATGATGTTCCGCTAGGCATTTTAATATACAATTTAATTGCTCTAAAATACTGTTGTAATGGATTGGATTTTTGAATCTGCTGTTCCATATTTCACCTTTGAAAATATTTTGATAAATAGTATTGATTACTATTTTCACTTATTTATCACGGGACATAACCAATTCTTTTTATGGCTGATAATTCTGTTTTTATTACCGGTGTAGCAGATGGCGCATTTGAAAAGGCGCTAGGAGAGTTGCCAGGTTGGGCTACGGATAAGACAGCCAAAAATATTGAAGATCTTTTAAAAAGGTCTTTGGGAATACAGACAAATATGTTGTCTGTAGCCATTAAGTGTTGTAAAGGTGCCGGCTCTGGTAGCGGAAATATTCCTACAGAAGAAGTTGGTAAAGTTAAGGGTGCCCTTAATGATCTTCTTAAGAGTCTTGATTCTGTAACCAAAGCAAATAAAGATGTCGCTGCCGATGCTGCTACAAAGAAAAAAGCGGCAGATGATGAAAAAGATCAATCGGCTAAGTCTAAGGTATTGACTTATCTTGGAAACAAAGCCCTTGGCGGCCTTGTTGCCATGGGTGGAAAATTATTAGGTATACAGAAGCAATATTACGAAACTTCAAACAACTTATTTAAGTCGGGTGTTAATTTATTAAATGGAAATGATTCTACTACAAGTAGTTTTATATCATTGAATCAAATGATTTCTTTGGCAGGTGTTAGACTAGAAGTATTTGAAAAAGCTGTTATGAAATATAGTTCATCCGTGAATGCGGTTGGAGTTAAAAAATTTGCAACAACTTTAAATTTAGCAGGTAAAGGACTGGCTGATTTAGGGTATAAATCGAACGAATGGGGCGAATACGTGGGCGCAATGATGGAACGTGAATCAGCCTATACCGACCTTAGAGGTATGTCCGACGAAGAACTTGCTGCAAGTGCAAAAAGATATGGTGCGCAATTAAAGAATCTATCACTTCTAACAGGCCAGTCGGCTGATAAATTAAGAGAAAGTAGCGTTGAACTTTCAAAAAATTCGGATATGATGGCTGTAGAAGCCGAATATGGACAACAAGGCGCTAATAGAGTTAATGAGTTAGCTTCGGCCTTACCAGGCGCCTCCGAAGCAATTATAGCATTAGCGTCATCTAGCAGTCAGGCAAATGAAGAAATATACCAGACATTAGTTAAGGCCGGCGCCGGTCCTGAAGCAGATCGTTTCAGAAATACAATAACTGAATTAGCCAATGGCACAATCTCGGCAGAAACAGCAGTGCGTCAAATGGGAGACACAGCCAAAAGCCTAAATGCTGCTCAAATTCAGGCATTAAGACTTCAAAAGACTGCCGGAAATCAGGGAGCTAAGGTGTCACAAGATTTTATATACGGTCTTAGAAAAGTTTCCAACAATACATCAGAAGCTTCAAAAGCTCAATTAGATGCGGCAACTAATAGTCAGTCATCTATTGCTAAGTTTTCTACAGCAGCAGAGGCATTATTAGCAGGGCCTCAACGAGCTTTTCCACTTCTCGAAACTCAGTTAGATACAGCAACTGCCGGATTGATAAAATTAAATGAAGCAATGAATGCACTGATTAAGACTACGTCGCTTGAATCAAGAAGCCAGATTGCAATTGGGCTCGAAATAGCTAGTGCAGTAGTAGGGTTAGCTGTGGCTACAGGAACATTGAAAAATGTAGCAAAGGGATTGAGTGGTTTATTAGGTGCAGGCAAAGGTGGTCCAGTAACTGGGCCGCCTGGCCCCACTGCACCCGGAGGTAAAGGGGCGGGTAAATGGGCCGGCCGCGCCGCCAAAGGAGCTAAAGGTGGAATCATTGGTGCAACAGCTGGCATTGCATTGGACGTAGCAAGTGAATCATTAGAAGAATCAGGACATACGACAGCAGCAGCAGCAACTGATATTGCTTCGAGTGCAGCAGCAATGGCTGGTACAGGTGCATTGTTGGGTAGTTTTATTCCAGTAATAGGTACAGGTGTTGGTGCATTAGTGGGTGCCCTAGCTGGTGCAGGGTATGGGACATATCAGAATTGGGACAAATTAACTTCATCTAAATCCAAAGAAGGTGCCTCCTCCAAAATTAATGCACCAACAGCACTGATATCAGCACCTACTGCGCCAGCGCCATCAACAGTTAATAGTCCGGCAGCTATTACTCCCGAGGGTAAGCCTAATGCAACTACGCAATCAGCTGGCACTGCTGAATCAGTAATGGGCCCCGTAATGGATAAACCTGATGGCAGTAAGGATATAAATACCGTACTAAAGCATAGTAGTGATATTTTGGAGCAGATTCTTTTGGCTTCGAATCAGTTAGTAGATACAAATAAAGATATCCTTAGATACACAAGGAATAACGCATGACTTGGAAGAAGTTTTTTCGCCCCGTTAATTCGGTCTTACCTGTTGCACAGCGAGCAATTGATAGCACATCTGCATATGCATCGACGGCCAAGTATAGTAACTGGCTTCCAGAAGTATATTCCGGACCTCCAGATAGATTGCAAAGATATGCAGTCTATGATCAAATGAATTATGATCATGAAATTAGTGCTGCTGTTGACACAATTGCAGATTTTGGTACAGAACCAGACGAAGTAACAAAGTTACCTCTAATTATTAAATTTAACGACGATCCTACCCCATCTGAAATTCAAATTCTTGAAAAGACATTAGGTCAATGGGTTAGATTAAATAAATTGACTCGCCGTCTGTGGAGAATGTTCCGTTCTACATTAATTTACGGTGATCAGTTCTTTATTCGTGATCCTGAGACTTTTAAACTTTATTGGGTAGATCCTGCTAAGGTTGAAAAGGTTATTGTAAACGAAAGTGATGGTAAGAAGATTGAAAGTTACTTTGTTAAAGACATCGACCTTAATATGAAGAGCTTAGTTGCAACTAATCAACTTAATAAGCTTTCTAACGAAGCATTTGGATCCAATAGTATCGTATTTTCCCCTCCAATGCAGGGAAATATGAATTATGTCTCCGGTGGTTATGGCGGTGCCGGTACAGCTAACTATCAAGATGGTGGTGCTACGGCTGTAGATGCCGAACATATTGTGCAATTATCGCTCACAGACGGTATGAATGCTGCATGGCCCTTCGGCCTTAGTATTCTGGAGCAAATTTATAAGGTTTACAAGCAGAAAGAATTGCTTGAAGATGCTATCTTAATTTATCGTGTACACCGTGCTCCAGAGCGTCGTGTATTCTTTATTGACGTCGGTACTATGCCACCTAACAAGGCACAACAGTATCTTGAACGTATCCGTTACGAAGTACAGCAAAAACGTATTCCAAGTAGAACTGGCGGCGGCGCTAACGTTACAGATTCTACGTACAATCCTATGTCTATCTTGGAAGACTATTTCTTTGCTGTAACTAGTGAAGGCCGTGGATCTAAAGTCGAGGTTCTTCCAGGCGGGGAAAACTTGGGCGATATTGACGACCTGCGTTATTTCAATAACAAAATGTTACGAGCACTTGGAGTTCCTAGTTCGTATTTGCCGACAGGTCCGGAGGACGGTACTGCCGCAGTGAACGATGGTCGTGTAGGTACAGCTTTTATTCAAGAATTTAGATTTGCTAAAGTTGTTTCTCGTTACCAGCAACAGGTTATTGAACCGATTGACCTCGAGTTTAAGTTATTCTTGAAGCACCGTGGTATTACAATTGACAATAGTTTATTTGAACTCGAATTTACACCACCGCAATCATTCTCTGAATATCGCCAGTTAGAGTTAGACTCAGCTCGCATTAATACATTTACGGCATTAACAGATATTTCCTTTGTGTCTAAGAGATTTATTCTCAAGACATATCTCGGTTGGTCTGAAGAACAACTTGCTGAAAATGAGCGTATGTGGAAAGAAGAGCGTAGTCGCCTAACTAAAACATTTGCGCCTGAAGCAGGCGGCGCTGGTGGTTCAGCACCAGCTGGACTATCTGACGTCGGTATAACAAGTTCTGGCATCGATGATATGGCACCCGAAGATGATACTGTAGACGACGGATCTATGGAACCGGGTGCGGATGTGGGCGCCACAGATGCCGAAGTTGATAACTTTGGTGGATAATAATGAATTTTCTAGAAATTATAGGGGAAAGTTTTAATACAGTAGTCGATCGGCAGGTAATAAAATCTACCCCTTCCGGTGTGGTTATAAAGGCAACAATTGGCAGTCGGGAAGTAGTGTTTATGGGACACATAAGCACTGATGATAGAAATAAAAAAATTGCCATGATTGAATTCTCAGAGAAAACTAACGGCGGTAAATCTAACAGTTATGATAAAACAGGTTCGGGATCACAAATGCAGGTTTTTGCATTTGTAATTGATTGTGTTAAAGATATGATTATTGACTATGCTCCCGATGAAATAGATTTTACGGCAGTTAAAGCAGACGGCAATCGTGGGCAATTATATACAAAGTTAGCATCTAAGATTAATGGATATAAATTAAAAAACGTGCAAGACGGCAGGTTCGAGGAATTATATACATTTGTTAGAGATAAATAAAACTATGAAAGCCTCTGAAATGCTCGTTGAATTTTATGATCCTGCCGATGATGAATATGGTAAAGCACATATGGATGACACTCGCCGTCCACGACTTACTATGCTCCATATTCAAAAATTAAGGAAAGCCCGTGATGCTGAAAAGTATGAAAAAGCCCAACATTTAGAGTTTCTTCCCGATATGTATGGTCAGGCTGCCGCACCCGAGGGTGGCCTATAAAGTAGTTTTTTATCTTAGCTCAACCGAGGCTAAATAAAAGCTATAAATCTGTAATTTCAAAAAGTGGCTCTTTTATGGCCATTTCCACCTATATTACCCATCTCCGAGTTAAATACACAGAATACCAATAAATGGTATATTGAAAATTAACTAATCAAGGAGAGATTGGGCATGTCAAAACAACAAAAGCTTGAGAAGGTACTGGATCTGCTATTAAGCGAAGATTCGGACCAGGCCGCTGAACTTCTCCATCAAATCATTGTAGAGAAAGCACGTACCATTTACGAAAGTATTGTCGACGAGGAAGATGTCGATGATACCGACGAAAAAGATGAACTTGATGAATCCGATGAAGTTGGTGGTGAGCCAAATAAAGATTTCACAGATGAAATTTCATCTGATGAAAGTGAAGTAGAATCCGATGAAGAGAATGACGGCGAAGCCGGTTCTGATGATGATTCAGATGACGAAGGTGACGAGGGTGATGAAGATGCTTTCGGCGGCGACGAAGGCGGAGAAGGAACCACCGAAGAGCGCGTTGAAGATCTAGAGTCGCAACTTGCTGAACTCCGCGCAGAATTCGACGCACTAATGGGCGAAGAAATGCAAGAGCCTAACCATGCTGATCTAGGTGATGAAATGCCTGGCGATGATATGGATATGGGCGGGGACGAAATGGCTGATGCTGGTGGTATGCCAGACTTCGGCGGCAGCGCAGAAGAAAAAGTTGTAGGCGAAGTTGTCGCAACTATGTTCGAGAAGCAAGCTAAAGGCAAGCTAGCAGTAGCTCCACAAGCTAAGAAGCAAGGTAATAAGGTTGCTGAAGAAACAAAGTTTCTAAACAAGACACCTGATACCGGCCAGCGCGGCACAGCAAAACTAGTTGGTACCGGTAAGAATACACCACTAGGTGCTGAACAAAACAAGTCACCATACACTAATATTCCTGCACGTAAGGACTACGGTGGAAGCCCGACCAAAATTGGCGGCAATGGTGGAACTGGTGGAGAATATGGAAAGTATAATGGTGATTCAGCCAAGAACGATACACCTACAGACAACGTAAATGTTGCTCCTAAGAATTCTGGTGTAAAGGCCGATACAACACCTAAGTTCACTGGCGGCAAGGCTGCAGGTCCAGGATTTACTAAGTCTCCTCTAACAAAGAAGCCAGCTTAAGGAATAAACAGTGACCATGGCAAATAAATTGTACGAGTTCTTGTCATTTGACAAGGCACACGTTCAACTTCTTGAAGAAGATAACAAAATGACTGGCGGTAAAGATCTCTGCATGAAAGGGATCTTTATTCAGGGTGACGTAAGAAACCAGAACCAGCGTGTTTATCCTGTTCGTGAAATTGCCAGGGCTGTAAATTCAATTACTGAAAAATTAAGTACAGGTCAATCAGTTATGGGCGAGCTCGACCATCCGGAAGAGCTTTCTATTAACTTAGATCGTGTAAGTCACCTCATTACAGAAATGTGGATGGATGGTGCAGACGGATACGGAAAGTTGAAGATTGTTCCAACTCCGATGGGCGGCATTGTAAAGACACTGTTGCAGTCGGGCGCAAAGTTGGGTGTATCTTCCCGTGGTTCTGGAAACGTTGGTGATGATGGTGCAGTTTCAGATTTTGAAATTATTACTGTTGACATTGTGGCGCAACCAAGCGCACCAAATGCGTTTCCGAGAACAATTTATGAAAGTCTTTATAACATGAGGGGTGGTCATAATGTTATGGATACCGCAAGGTATGCATTAACAGAGGCCTCTGCACAGAAACAACTTGCTAAAGACATTCAAAGATTTATTAAAGAGTTAAAAATTTAAGGGGAACTCAAGATGGCAAAGAAAATTGATGAGATCTTGAGCGAAAGCGTTGGATTATCCGAAGAAACTAGAAGTCAGATTGTTGGCTTGTGGGAATCTAGACTAACCGAAGCTCGTGAAGAAGTTGCTGCTGTACTCCGTGAGGAGTTTGCTCGTAAGTTCGAACACGACAAGGGTGTTCTAGTTGAATCAATGGATCGTTTTTTAACAGACAAAGTCCGCGTTGAACTCGAAGAATTCGCCGAAGATAAGAGAAAACTTGTCGCAGAACGTGTTGCCTACAAGGGCAAGGTCGTTGAACACACAAAGATGCTAAACACATTTATTACAGAAGCTGTAGCAAAAGAAATGAAAGAATTCTATGCCGAAAAGAAGGCAATGAAGGAAAATTTTGGAAAGCTAGAAAACTTTCTGTTGAAGCAACTTGCCGAAGAAATTCGCGAGTTCCGTGCAGACAAGAAGTCGTTAGTGGAACAAAAAGTCAAGATGGTTACCGAAGGTAAGCAGAAGCTACAGGAAACAAAGGCACAGTTTATCAAGCGTGCAGCTCAGATTATCGAGTCTAACATTGAAAAGACTCTCCGTTCTGAAATTGGTCAATTCAAGGAAGACATTCGTGTTGCCCGCGAGAACGATTTTGGACGTAAGATTTTTGAAGCTCACGCAGCAGAATTCATGACCTCGTACCTAAATGAAGGTACAGAACTTAAGAAGATGCAAAAGGTACTTGAAGCCAAGAATGCGCAACTTGCAACACTTAACGAATCTGTTAAGAAGAGCAGAGGGCTCATGGAAGGATTAGATACCAAGTTGAAAGCAACTCAAGATCTAGTCGAAAGACAGAAAGTCATGGGAGAGTTACTAGCACCATTGTCGAAGGACAAGAAAGCTGTAATGAAAGAATTGCTTGAATCGGTTAACACTAAGAATTTGCAAGGTGCATACAACAAGTATCTGCCAAGCGTTCTAAATGAAGCCGCTGTACGTAAACCTGAGTTTGCAAAGACACAGTTAACTGAGGCGACATTGTCAGCCAAGACAGGTGATAGAGTGAAGGTCACTCAAGAGGAAGAGTCTAGCGATTCTTCAGAGTTAAAACATATTTTGTCCTTAGCCGGAATTAGAAAGTAATTAGGAGAAACTTACAATGGCAACAAAGCTATTTGAATCGAACTGGGGCGCTACCAAACAAGCCCTTTTAGAAGGTCTCTCAGGAACCCGTAGACAGTCCATGGACGTCGTGTTTGAAAACACTCGTCGTTACTTGGCTGAATCGGCTACTGCTGGAGCCACACAATCTGGTAACATCGCTGTACTAAACAAGGTCATGCTACCACTTATCCGTCGTGTTATGCCGACCGTTATTGCGAACGAAATCATGGGTGTTCAGCCTATGACCGGTCCAGTTGGTCAGATCCACACATTGCGCGTTCGCTACGCTAACACCGCTGCTGGTGTAACAGCTGGTACAGAAGCACTTGGTCCATTCGAAATTGCTAAGGCATATTCGGGTAACGAAGTTGTTGCTGATCCAGGTGCTGCTTCTACAGCACGTCTAGAAGGCGTTCCAGGAAACAAGATGAGCATCCAAATCTTGAAGGAAACCGTCGAAGCCAAGACACGTAAGTTGTCGGCTCGTTGGACTTTCGAGGCTGCACAAGACGCTAATGCCATTCACGGTATTGATATCGAAGCAGAAATCATGCAAGCTCTTGCACAAGAAATCACAGTTGAAATCGACCAAGAAATGTTATTCAAGCTATCAAGCTTGGTACCGGTTGCCCCAACTACATTCAACCAAGCTGCTGTATCTGGTACAGCTACATATGTTGGTGACGAAATGGCTGCTCTTGCAGTCATGATCAACCAGCAAGCTAACTTGATTGCTGCACGTACACGTCGTGGTGCTGCTAACTGGGCAGTTGTTTCGCCAACAGCGTTGACAATTCTTCAGACAGCTACTACATCGTCGTTTGCACGTACCACAGAAGGTACATTCGAAGCACCTACAAACACAAAGTTTGTTGGTACATTGAACAGCACAATGCGCGTTTATGTAAACCAGTACGCCGGTGACGGTGAAGCAGTTCTTATCGGTTACAAGGGTCCTACCGAAACTGATGCGGCAGCTTATTACTGCCCATACATTCCGCTAATGAGCGTTGGTCCAGTTATGGATCCACAGACTTTCGAGCCTGTTGTTTCGTTCATGACACGTTATGGATACTTGGAACTTACTAACACAGCAAACAGCTTCGGTAACGCAGCTGACTATCTGTCGAAGGTTGGTATCGACAGCAGCACTTTGAAATTTTACTGATCCAACTTGGATTGGTACTTCAAAGAGTACGCTGACACAAAAAAGCCCCTTAATCGGGGCTTTTTTCTTGACTAAATTTTCTTGCTAACAATTCTCTTCTAGCCGCTTTACGTTCCTCTGTCCAAGGAACCTTTGTTTTACCTAAACGATTTGCTGACATCATCTTCTTGGTTTCTTCTGAATGTGGTGTAAAATGCGTACCAACACCTTTTCTTCTTTCGCTTATTGCTTTTTTATTTTCTTCGGTATGATGTTTTCCTTTAAATCCAGAAGTATTATAATTTCCCCCAGTTCTGCCCTTAGTTGTATTACTTAATTTTTTCTTGGATTCTTCTGTCCATATTTTTCCTATATTAGGTCCAGGCCGTCCCTTCATAAATTCACTTTGAATTTTTCTTGCATCCTCTTTAAGCAATTGATAATCTCTGGCATAGACTTTGTATTTTATTCCGTTTCTTTTTGTATGGCACATTAGCATAAATGCTTTAGTCATCTCTCTGTTTCTATATATTTTCCAGAGAAGGTGGTGTGCGACGAAATGTTCTTTAGCAGTGAGTACAGCAATGTTTGATTCAATATCTTCTCCTTTTAGTGATAAAGGAACGATATGATGCTTTTCGACATAAATATCTTGGGATAATATCCTATGTTGAGAATTGTATATTAATTGATGGTAAACCTTAAGATAGTTCATAATTAATATTTATCTTAACATTAAAGTTCTATTAATCCGACTCCAGGATTGGTAAAGAATTTAGGGGCCCTCCGGGGCGCTTTTCTCTGATTATAGTTTCTAGATATAATTGATAAATATACGAAACGGTAGGTATACCGACTAAGAAACTAAGAAAAGCGGCACTAAATATCGAAAATAGAGTATAATTTAGCACCTTAACATAGGAAAATTATGGCATTAATATATTACACAAATACAAAAAGTTTATTTTCGGGAGCAATTCTTCGAAATTTGGGAAATGCAAATACAGCAGCATACGGACCATTTACACTTGGCGTAACTATATATTCGGGTGTTGCACCAACCGCGGCAGCAGTTGCATCAAACTGGGTAACATATAATTCTACAGTTCCATCTTTTCTAGCTCACTACACCAATATGTCGTGGAGTCAACCAGGGCAAGGAACTCTATTACAAATGACGGGCGCACCGACGCCGGTTACCCCTGTTAACAATGGTACGGCATCTTGGGCTATTATTTGGGCAGGACAACCTACAGCACCACAGCTTGCGAGTTCGACCTTACCATTTACTAAATTTTTATTGGTTGGTGTGAGCGATGCAGTCAGCGATGGAGTAATACGATTTTCGTCAACGGCGTTTACAACACTTGTGTCAGTTGCCGTATTAGATGCAAGCATGGCATCTTTCATCTAAGGAGATATTATGGGATTCATTAGAATGTCGCCGGGTTTTATACCCACTGTAACAACATACTTCTTAATGCTTGGTCAAAGTGTATCTAGTACCCCGGCCCCAATAACATCGCGCGGATTACTGTGTGCTCACGCACAATCGGGCGGGGAAATCGGTGGTAGATTAGCAATCTTTAAAGGAACAGTACCAGTTGATTTTTCAACATTAACTTCCTTTAATGCTAAGGCATCGGACTTATTAATTACATATGATGCTACATCTTGGTCGAGTAGTACAGGTATTAATCAATTTACTGGATCGCAGGATAACGTAAATCCTATGGTTATTACTACCACATACGTAAATGCGACTGCAACAGGCACGGCAACGTGGTTCTGGTGGTTCACTACACCATTATCTGGTTTTAATGTATGGAATAATGCAACCGTGCCGTACAACCAGATTGTCGGCACTGTGGGTATAACCGGTTCTGGGGCTGATTTAACTATACCTTCTGTTTCAATAACATCGGGCTCACCATATAGAATATTTAACTATAGATTGCAGATTCCTACTGAATGGACATTCTAATCAATGGCATTTCCAGACAGCACCAGGAAAGCTCCTACTGTATTTCTTGAAGTATTCGACGATACTGGTTCGCCGGGGTCGCCGGCAGCAGGATCTGTCACATCGATTATTATTATTATTAATGCTGTTCCTTTACCGCCTCCACCGGTGCCTGTTGTAGATTTTGTAGGTGTTCCGGTAACCGGGACTGAACCTCTAAGTGTTGCATTTACTGATTTATCCACTAATTCACCGAATGCCTGGCAATGGGACTTTGAAAACATTGGCTCAGTTGATTCAACATTAGAAAATCCGACACATATCTATCCATTTTCCGGAATATATTCGGTAAAATTAACCGCTTATAATACGGGCGGTTCATCATCATTAGTAAAGATCGGATATATTATTGTTACGGATCCGGCGCCGCAACCGATAACATATATGCCGTTCCTAATGAATGAAGCTCCGGGATTCGACAGTGAACTTACACTTATGCCGTTTAGAATGGGTATTGGTTTAGAATTTGAAAATCCAGAAATAACATTAATGCCATTTCTTGTAGACAATGGTTCTGGATTTGAGAATCCGACATCAACAATTATGCCATTTGTTATGACTAATGCAGTAGCATTTACAAATCCATCTATTACATTAATGCCATTCCTTGTAGACAATGGTTCTGGATTTGAGAATCCAGTTTCGACAATAATGCCATTTGTTGTTGATTATGGTGCAGGATTTGAAAACCCGGCAATAACAGTAATGCCATTTCTTGTAGACAATGGTTCTGGATTTGAGAATCCAGTTTCGACAATAATGCCATTCACTATGAATCGAGTTTAACCGGGATTCCAATTTATCACAAATGTGATAAATAATGAAAACACCTAAGAAGGTTAACAGGAATTCATAATGGCAATCAAGGTTAGTACATTATTAGCACATAATACGTTAGTTCAGGACGACCTATTTCCAAAGTTAGGCGGCGACTTAGACACAAACGATTTTGAAATAACCAATGGTGGTAATCCTGTAACAATTACAGGTAATGATTATCCAATAACACCTGGCTCGCCAGGGCAGGTTCTAACAACAGATGGTTTAGGAACGCTTTCCTGGACCACAAATGGTGTAGGTACAGTTACTTCTGTTGGTGTATCGTCAATAGGCACCTATTCTGGTGCTATAACAATTGGTAGTAGCCCGGTAACAAGTTCCGGAACTATTACAATAACTCCAAATGTTTTCACATCAGTGTTACCGGGTATTGTCCCGGCTTCAGGTGGAGGTACAGCTAATTTCTTACGTGCTGATGGCACATGGGCAACACCGCCTGGCGGCGGTGGCGGAAGTGGAACAGTCACATCTGTCGGGCTTACGAGTTCAGCCTCCACTATTACTGTCTCGGGTATTCCTAACCCCATTACAGCAGCAGGTACATTCAATATCGATCTACCGTTATCGGGCGTTACAGCTAACACATATGGATCGGCATCTACAGTAGGTGTTTTTGCAGTAAATTCGCGTGGTATTGTAACTTCTGCAAGTAATGCGCCTATCAGTATAACACCTGCTCAAGCAGGACTCGGTAATGTAACGAATTCGTTGCAGGTAATAAACAATGGCGGTTCTCCAAGTATAAGACAAGGCACAGGCGCGCCTGTTGGGGCAGATACACTTGGTGCAATTTATATTGATAGAGCTGTAACAAACGGTGATGGAATATTATTCTATGATGGGGCAACCTGGCAAGTCATAGGTCAGAAATTAAATCTATACGATGAAAAATCTAGCACATTTACTCCTCCTATTGCACAAGGTACAAATTCTATTGCGTTAGGTGAAGGAGCAGGAACAGCCTCTACAGCACCAGATTCACTTGCAATCGGTCAATATTCTGTTGCAAGAATTCAAGGCGGAGTAGTTCAGGCAAGTGGAAGATTCTTAACAAACGGCGATGCTCAGACAGGTAGATATTTGTTGCGTGGTGTATCAACTGACGGAACTCAAGATGGTACAGAATTGCTTGTAGATGGAAACGGCGGAAGTGTTCGCCTAACATTAATAGATAATTCAACTTGGACATTTAAGATTACAGTAACAGCACACAGAAAAGATTTAGATGATACTCGAGCCGGATATACAGCAGCTGGTGTTATCTATCGTACTTCGGGCGCAATCAATACTTTCATCCAAGGATCGGTGAATAAAGTGGTATTAGCGGAGTCTCATCCAGCTTTAGATATAAATATAGATGCAGATACTGCCAACGGATCTCTACGAGTTAGAGTCACGGGTCAGTTAGGAAAACAAATAAGATGGGTCGCACTGGTAGAAACAGTAGAGATCACAAACTAAGGAAAATAATAATATGGATTTCGATTTTGACACGGGTACGATATACGAAGGCTTGGCTAAACTAGATGTATCAGTTTTTCCACCATTATCCGGCGGTGGACCATCATATGGTGTTTTAACCATTGTTGGTACTGGTGCTTTAACACTTCCTAAAGGATCTGCTGCCCAACGCCCGGCAGCAGCCGGCGGTACAGATATTGCCGGCATGTTCCGCTATAACACTGGCGTAAACCAACTTGAATATTTCGATAGTACAACTTGGCAGCAATTGTCATTTGCTGGTGGCGCAGTTTCGACATTCCAGACAAGCTTGGCAGGATTGCTACCTAACACTGCGCAATCTGGGGCAATAACCCTTTCGGGAACATTAGGTGCAACATCGGGTGGTACAGGTTCATCTACCGCCCCGACAACCGGTCAATTCCTATATTCGGCAGCAGGAACTACATATGCTCCGACAACATTAGCGACTTCTGTAGTTACAACTTTTGCTGGCAGCACAACAGGACTAACACCAATTGGTCCTGTAAGCGGAGCAATTACACTAGGTGGTACCTTAGTTCTTGCTAACGGTGGTACAAATGCTTCGTTGACAGCAGTCAACGGTGCTCCAGTTTACAGCACAGCAAGTGCAATGGCAATTGGCACAGCAGGCACTTCCGGTGATGCATACATTTCGGGCGGTGCCAGCGCGCCAACATGGCAGACAGTGGCATCAACACTTACCACAGGGCAGATCCTAGAAGGCGATGGTTCCGGTGCATTTACTGCCAATGGAGCAACATTTGTTGGCTCACCAACATTTTCTGGTGTAACACTTAGCGGCACTGTAACTAATCCAACAGATGCCACAACAAAATATTATGTTGACCAGATTGCAGCTGGTATGTCGTGGAAGGCAGCAGTTAATCTTCTTTCACCGACAGATATAGCAATGACCGGCGCCACAAACACATTGGTTATTGACGGCCATGGAGCGTTAGTCCAAGCTGATACAGGATATCGTATTCTTCTAACTCAGCAATCTGTGCTAACAGGTAGTTTTATTGTAGGTAATACATATTCGATTTCTAATGTCGGTGATACAAATTTTACCTTAATTGGTGCAGCAAGTAATACCGTTGGTTTAGTATTCACAGCAACTGGTGTCGGCGGTGGAACAACTGGCCGAGCAACAAATGCAGGTATCTACACTTATACCGATAACGGCACCACATACTCGCTAGCACGTTCAACAGATGCTGATACATACCAGGAACTTATTGGTGCTACCGCGTTTGTTCTTGAAGGAACAACATACGCCAATACAGGATGGAATCAAAGTAATCATTATATAACTAATTTTGGTGATTCTACAAATTACCAAATCTGGATTCAGTTCTCTGGTACAGGCACATATGTTGGTGGTACAGGTATTACTGTTAGTGGAAATATTATTTCCCTGCAAACTCCTGTTACTGTAGCAAATGGTGGTACAGGACTTACAACAGCACCTTCAAATGGTCAGTTATTGATCGGTAACGGAACAGGTTATACACAGGCTACGCTTACTGCTGGTACTGCAATCGGTATAACAAACGCTGCGGGATCTATCACAATCAACAATACTGGTGTCGTATCGGCAACAGGTACAGCAAATCAAGTTACTGTATCTGGCACAGGTGGACCTGCTTTTACAGGGGCAATTACATTAAGCACACCGTCGACATTTATTGCTCCTGGTTCTATTAGAGCTACAACAACATTTACTGTTGATACATTTACACCTAACAGCATGTTGTATGTCACAACTGGTGGACAGGTACTTTCAACAGCAGCTCTTACAGATGGTCAGATCCTAATTGGCGATACTGGCAGCGTCCCTGTAGCAGGAACTATTACTGGTGGTACTGGTATTACAGTTACCAACGGTGCAGGAACTATTACTATTGACGTAGATAATACAGAAGTAGTTACATCATTTAGTACAGGATCAACAGGTCTGCTTGCAAATGGCGTTAATACAGCAGTTACCGGTGCAGTTACATTAAGTGGTACATTAGATGTAGATAATGGTGGTACTGGTCTAGCAACAATTGGAACTGCAAATCAGGTACTTGGTGTCGTTGGTGCAGGTGGTTCACTTGAATATAAGTCAATATCAGCTGGCACAGGTATTTCTGTAACTCCTGGTGCGAATGTTATTACAATTGGAAACACTGGCGTAACATCAGTTGGATTGTCGATTACTGGCCCGTTGTATACAATTTCTAATTCACCAGTTACCACAACAGGTACATTGACTGCTACACTTAATACTCAAAACGATAACTTGTTCTTTGCTGGCCCAACAACCGGCGGTCCACTTGCACCAACGTTCCGTGCAATAACAGCAGCAGATCTTGGAACAGCATTACAACTTTACAAGGAAAATCCTTCAACACCTACAGCACCAGTTGCATCTGGTACAAACGCAGTAGCAATTGGCAGCGGCGCGACAGCATCTGCCACAGGTAGCTTTGCAGAGGGTGATGGATCGGCTGCAAGACTCTTTGGACAGAAAGCATATGCAAACGGATCGTTTGCCGCTGCTGGCGATGCACAACATGGTGTTTATGTATTAAGGGCATCTTATAGCACATCTAATACATTCTTTGAATTATTCCTTGATGGTGCAGCGGCCACACAAAGACTTGTTCTACCAGATGATTCGGCCTTTGTGTTTGATATCCTAGTTATTGGACGTCGAACAGATGCAACAAGTCAGGCAGCAGGATACAGATTTGTTGGTGTAGCAAAGAAAGATGGTGCTGGAACAATAGCATTTGTCGGAACACCATCGAAAACAGTTATCGGTGAGACAAACAACCAGTGGGATGCAAGGGTAACAGCAGATACCGGTACAGATGCAATTATTGTTGAAACTCGCGGACCTAACGCAGGTACAGTACCAATTAACTGGGTTGCAACAGTCCAGACATCAGAAGTAACATTCTAAAATTTCTTAGAATAAGATAAACCCGCTTCGGCGGGTTTTCTTTTATCTATATGATGATAAATATAGTATTACGAAAGCAAGAGGCAATCACTAATGGATTTTGACTTCACCACAGAGACGATCACCCCGGATGTTACCACAGTATTGACTATTGGTAGTACGGGCGGTATTGAAATATCAGTAGGTACAACGGGCGAACGTCCATTATCGCCTATTAATGGCACAATAAGATATAATACCACTGATTCTAAATTTGAATTTTATCAAGCAGGTACCTGGATTAACATTAGTACCAGCACATCACCATTAACAACTAAAGGTGATTTATATACTCATAACGCAACAATAGATACTCGTTTACCAGTTGGTACAAGTGGCTATTTTCTTAAGGCTAATCCAGCATCAGCCACGGGATTAGAGTGGGTTCAAAATCCAGCAATTTCTTTAGCTCAGGTAGATGAAGAACCTACAGGTTTTCCAAATAGAACAGATAGTAAAATTTCATTCGTCAATGGTTCTCGTATATTTACTATTCAACCAAATTCGCCAGCAACTCAATTCTCTGTTTATCAGCGCGGTGTAGAGTTTATTAAGACTGCTGCCGAAATTGTAACATTACCTACCACTACTGGTCTATATTATATTTCTTATGATGTTAGCGGTGTATTAAATTATTCTACAACACATTATGATCTCTCTTCTCAGGCACCCGTATCTTTAATATATTGGAATAATACTGCAGGATATGCCACTTTATTTGGGGAAGA